GGCGTTTACGAAGCATCTTCTCTAGCATCTGGTGATGTTATTGAGATGTTTATTCTTCCAGATGGCGCACGTTTGCTTGAAGGTTCTTTGGCGCATGATGCTCTAGGTTCTTCAACAACATTGTCAGTTGGTTATGCTGCACATACAAACGCTGCTGGCAGTGCCGTAGCTGCTGCTGCTGCTGCATACAAAGCTGCTGCTGCCTCAACATCTGCTCAGAAAGTAGACATCCTCGCTACTCTAGCTCTAGGCTCAGGCACAGAGACAGACACAAACGAAGATGGTGTGGCTATCACAGTCACTATGGGCGGTGCTGCTGGTACAGGCACTATCGAAGTAACCATCAAGTATGTGGTTGACTAATTAGGTTGGGGCGGTTCGCCGCCCCTTCTTTTACAGGATAGGTTAAAATGGCTAGTACAGTTGATATTGCAAACTTTGCGCTAAACAATTTAGGCGCTTCTAATATTACCTCATTAGATGAAAACAGTAAGGCGGCGCGAGTTGTAAATCAACGCTACGAGTCGGTAAGAGATGCGGTCTTTCGAGCGCACCCCTGGAACTGTTTAATCAATCGGGCAAGTTTAGCACAAGAAACAACAACGCCAGCTTTTGGGTATGCTTTTCAATATGCGTTACCAACAGATCCTTTTTGCTTACGAGTGTTAGAATTTAGCAATGGTTCTTTGTCGTATCCGCAAGACAATATTACAAATAACACTGGTGGCCCGGTGTTTGTTATTGAGGGTCGTAAACTCCTAACAGATGAGGGCTCGGCGCAAATTAAATATATTGGTCGCGTAACTGATACGCAGCTATATGATGCTAGCTTAACTGAAGCGCTAGCTGCTAGGTTAGCTGCTGAGATATGCTACGCGATTACAGGCTCTACAAGCATGGTACAAATACAGACTTCTTTGTATGAGGCTAAGATAAACGAAGCACGATTTAACGATGCAACAGAGGGCGCAACGCAACGCCTAGAGGCAAGCGACTTTATTGAAAGCAGGTTCTAATGGCACGTTCAGCACCAGCGTTTAGCTCGTTTACAGCCGGTGAGATTAGCCCAAGGCTAGAAGGGCGTACCAATATAGAAAAGTATCGTGAGGGTTTATCAGATCTTACGAACATGGTTGTTATGCCTCATGGCGGTGTAACACGTAGACCAGGCACAGAATATTTAGGAGAAATTTCTGATAGCTCTGTAAAATCAAGATTAATACCGTTTCAGTTTAAAACATCTGACACGTATATACTAGAGTTTGGCAATCAGACGATGCGTGTTTTAAGAAACGATTTGCAAGTTTTAAACTCAACAACACGTAATATTTCTGCTGCAACAAAAGCAAATCCTGTTGTTATTACAACAAGCGCTTCTCATGGCTACAGTAATGGTGATGAGGTGTATATAGATAGCGCTGGCGGTATGACAGAAATAAACGGACGCAACTACTTAGTTGCAAATGTTACATCTACTACGTTTGAGTTAACTGATTTATTTGGCAACAATATAAATGGAACAAGCTTTACAACTTATACATCTGGCGGCACAGTTAATGAAATATACGAAATAGCTTCGCCGTATCCTGAAGCAGATCTCTTTGATGTAAGGTTTGCTCAATCTGCTGACACAATGTATTTAGTTCATCCGTCACATGATATACGCACATTAACAAGAACGGATCACAATGCTTGGACATTTGCTACACTTTCTATCACCGGATCTCCAAGCCCTGCGTTAAGTGGCACAAACAATAGGCCTAGTGTTGTGTCTTTCTTTGAGCAGCGGTTAGTGTTTGGAAATACCAATAATAATCCGCAAACATTATTTTTTAGCAAAAACGGTGACTATGATAATTTTACTGTTGGCACTGGAGATAATGATGCACTGATCTACACGATTGCATCTAACCAGGTAAACGCTATTCGGTTTCTTTCTGCAACAAGAGTTTTGACTGTAGGTACGTCAGGTGGTGAGTATGTGCTTACATCTACAAATGATGGCCCGGTTACGCCAACAACAACACTTATTCGTAAATATTCTAATTATGGCACGGCACAGATAGACCCGGTACAGGTTGCTGATGTTACTTTGTTTGCTCAACGTGGCAAAAGAAAGATACGTGAGTTTAAATTTGTCGGTGACGTTAACACAGGGGGCTACTCAGCGCCCGATATGACTATCTTAGCTGAACATGTGACTGAGGGTGGCCTAGTGCAAATGGCCTTTCAGCAAGAGCCTGACAGCGTTGTGTGGTGTATTAGAGAAGACGGTACGCTTCTGGGCTTAACGTATAGAAGAGAAGAAGAGGTTGTTGCTTGGCATAAACATGTTATCGGTGGTCAATTTGGTAGCGGTCAAGCTGTTGTGGAAAGTATTGCAACACTGCCAACAGACACTGGTGAAGATGAGTTGTTTATGATTGTAAAGCGAACAATCAACAGTGTTACAAAGCGTTATATAGAAAAAATGAAAGTGTTTGACTTTGGCGATGATGCAACAACAGCATTCTTTGTTGATAGCGGTTTATCGTATAGCGGTAGCGCTACAACTACACTATCAGGCTTGTATCATCTTGAGGGTGAAACATTGCAGGTTCTTGGCAACGGAGCAACACACCCTGATGAAACTGTAAGTGGTGGGGGTATAACATTAGATTATTCTTCTACAAAAGCTGCTGTTGGTTTTGGATATGATAGTACTATGCAAACCTTGCGTATTGAATCAGGATCTGTAGATGGTACGAGCCAAGGTAAACCAAAGCGTGTGCATGGCATAACTGTGCGTTTCTTTGAAACTGTAGGTGCAGAAGTTGGTAACGACAGCGGTGAAGTCGATAGAATATTTTTTAGAGATAGTTCTATGGATATGGATACTGCTGTTCCTATGTTTACTGGTGATAAAGATATAGAGTTCCCTGGTGGATTTGATGACGATGATCGTGTATATATAAAACAGGGTCAGCCACTACCGCTAACCGTTCTTGCGTTCTACCCACGCATGAATACATTTGATAAGTGAGTTTAAAAAATGTGTAACCCTTTAGCGCTTATATCAACTGGAATGCAGGTTGTAGGGGCTGTTAGTAGTAAGAAAGCAGCAGATAGAGCAGCGGCTGCTGCGCAACGCGCTGGTGAATTTAATGCACAAATAATTGAGCGTGACATTGATTTACTTGAGCGGCAAAGAGGTATTATAAATTCTAACTATTTGGTTGATCAAGAAAGACAAGCCATAGCTTTCGAAAGAGATGTGCAGGGATCTGCAAAAGCAGGTTTTGGCTATGCTGGTTTTGATATGAGCCAAGGCACACCTATGGCGGTTCTTAGGCAAAATGCTCGTGAGTTTGATTACGAAACAAAAATTCGTGAGTTTAATAATAAAATAACAAACATGCAGATTACAGACGCTCAAGAAGAAGCAGAGTTAAATGCTGAGTTGTCACGTATGGAAGGTGGCATGGCTGCTGCTTCTGCTCGTGCGCAAGGCACAGCTTCATTGATAAGCGGATTAGGTGATGCAGCTAAGTTTGGTTATGAAGCTGGTCTAATAGGTGGGGGTAAATAATGGCACTACGAATACCAAAATATACATCACAGCTTACGCCTACGTCAGAAGCTCCTGGTAGATCTATTAGCGCAAGAATGTCTCCAACAGCTGTTGCTCAAGCAGAGTTAGCAAAAAGTGCCCCAGCTTCTGCGCTAATTCAATCAGTTGGTGCATACGCTAAAATGCGTTACAACGCTGAACAAGAGTTGTTGTTAAATGAAGGATTGCTAGAAGCAGAAGAAGGTATACGTCAAGCAGCTTATGATCTAGAGCGTGAAAAAAAATTAAGTAATGTTTTTGGTGGCGAAAACCTATGGAAATCAACAACAGAAGATATACGCACACAGGTACTAGATAAAATTGGTACTAACAGGTTTACACGCCAAAAATTTATGGATCGTTTTGATCAGATGGAACTTACTAGCAGGTTCCAACTTAAAGATGTTATTGACACTAAGATAGAAGCAGCGGCACAAGCTAGTCTTGCACGTAGACAAGAAACTACAGTTACAGAGCTTTCTCAAGTAGGCATGGGTAATCCGGGTAGCATGATTGATTTATACAATCAAAAAGTAAGTGGCATAGAAGGTGATATAGCTACAGGTGTGAAACAACAACGATATAGTGAAACCGGCGCCGCAATAGTTACGTCTAAAATGAAAATTGATATAGCTAAAAATGTTACAAGCGCTTACGTTTCAACAACTCCAAGCTTTGCTTTAGGTTTGCTAGAAGCTTTAGAAGTTCAAGATTTCTTAGATGCTGGCATTGATATTGCAGCTGAAGATAGACCAAACTTACCTGGTGGATCTTATGTTTTGCACACATTACAAAATATACCAAGAGATGAAGCGACTAATATAATTAAAGACGCGCTTACTGAAGCTGTTGCTTTTCAAAAAGTGCGTGATGAAGCGCAAGAAAAAAACGACAAAGCAAATGAAAAATTGTTAAAACAACAAAGCGCAGATCTTGATGAATTAATGTTAACGATTGATCCTTTAAAAATATTTTCATTAGAAGAAGCGCAAGAAGGAACAGCGTTTGTTCTTGGAGAAGGATTCGAATTTAATACAACAGATACAGGAAAAGTAAGTGGCGCTGAAATACTGACACAATTACGAAAATGGGCTTTTGGAAATCTTGATGTAACAGAACAAAAAAACAAATTTTATTTA